AGGTGGGCGATGAGGGACTCGAACCCTTTGCGCTCGGTTTTCCCAATCGTTGTTATTCCGCCGTTTTCCCAGTGTTCCCAACGGTTCCCGCGTGGTTTGCATATCACTGCAAATCACTCCAATTCACTGCAATTACCGGAAGAGTGTGGGCAAAATGTGGGCACGGATGGGCACGGAATCACCAGATCATCGGTAGTCCGAGGCATTGGCGTGCCCACCGTTCCACCGCCAGATTCTCCTCGTCGTCGCCAAGCAGCAACAGGAAGCCGGCGTTCTTGCCGAGCGAAGCGGGTTCCAGCTTCTTGATCACGCCACGCTCCTGCAGCCATACGGCGGCGTCGCTGAATTGCTTCTTTGCGTTGAGTTCGCGCTTGCGCATGATTTTGTCGGCGTCTTCGCTCATGGCCTGCTCCGGAGTGAGCATCACCATTCCATGATCGTCGGAGAATGAGCGCCAGCCGAGCGTGTAGTAGCGGCACGGAGCGTTGACCTTGCGCAGCTTCTCCGGCGGCTGGTTGCGCTCGCGGTCCCAGTCGTAGGTTTGGTCGCACATGTATGCGAGTACGAGCTGCGCCATGGCGTAGACTCCGATGTTGTCACCTCGCTGGTATGCGAGGCGTCCTTTGCTGGCGAGCTCGTAGAAGGCGTCGGTGTTCTTGTATCCCATCGGTTTCATCGTCTTTCCCTCCATGCCTCGCGGTATTCTGATGCACGGAGAATCGTCCTAGGTTTTCCTTGCCCGCGTGGTTCTGACCAACCGCGTGGGCTTTTATTTAATGTTCTGAACTATAGCACCACTCAAGTGTATAATCAAATTTATACAACGAATATAACGAAAGTACTAGAGAACCGTTGCTACGGTATTACCGATGTTATACATATATAAGACGCACCAGTTCTTAACATTCTTTTTATAAGGCAGCAATATAAAAAAGACCCCACATTTGTGGGGTCTTCAATCTAGTCGCTTATTTGAGGTCTGCACCCCCGTCTGCCGGACAATGCGCCATCTCCTCTCCGTCGACGGTAAGAGCCAATGTCCAAGTGAGGTTCCCTTCCTCCTGGTGAATCATCGTGTCTGGAATATTGGTCTCGAATGCGGTTTGGTCGTCTGACGTGGTCCAACCGGGGTATGTGTTGCTCTCGTTGGTTTTTAGGTCTGTTATCTCACGCTTTGTTCCTTCTGTGGCTAGATAGTCGGCAAGGTTTATCTGATACCAAGTGCCGTCGTCTCCGGGATTCTTGATGAGGAAAGTGTAAGCGTAAAACTGCGAGGCCGCCAAATCCTTGACTTTATCGTAACCGTCAATCGAGATTCCAAGATATTGTCCTGTGGTTTCCAATCTGGCGGACGGCATCAATTCGGAATCGCCATCGCATGAGCCGGACAGTCCGCTTGCGATTGGCGTTCCGTCTTCTCCGTTATCAGAGTCACCGCCTGCATATTCCTGCGAATCCGTCTGATTGTCTGAATTCGTTGCCTGTTCTGCGTCGGTTGTGTCGTTCTCGCCGCACGCCACCATTGTCATCACCAGCATTGCGGCCAGCGTTGCAGCTATCGTCTTCTTCATATAAAGCCTTCTCTTCTCCAAGTCGTAAAATATTACGCACATTCTACGCCGGCGTGATGGTTCGCCGGTAATCCTCCAATACCTGCGTGGTCACGTTGAGTTCGTCCGCGATCTGCCATTCGTACTCGTACATGCGTTCGAGTAGTGCGAGTTCGGTGGGGTTGACGAGCGTGAGGGCGGTCTGCGTTCGCGCCCGTCGCTCCTGTTTCGAACTATCGTTCGCACAGCCGGTGTCGCCGTGCCGCCAATGTAACAGTTCGTGCACCAAAGTGCAGCGTTTCGCCGTGTAGGTGAGCCGACGGTCGATCAGGATGACGTGGTTTTCGTTGTCGTAGCAGCCCCATAGTCCGTCCGGCAGTATGGCGCTGGATACGGTGACGGGCAGGCCGATGATGGCGCGGCGCATGGCGCCGTAGGTCATGCGCCGGTCGAGCGGCAGGTCAGGCAGGCTCGTCGTAATCCGGCCCAGCCTCTCCATTGATGGCCTCCCTCTTGCCAGCGGCCCGATACGCCGCAAGGGCCACGTCGCCCCTCTGCAGCTTGTTGAGGGTTTCGGCGGTTCTTTTTTCTTCCTGTTCCGCCAGTGCGTTTGCGAATAGCTGACGCAATGTCATCCCGCATGTCTTGGCGATTCGTTCACAGTCCGATACCGTCAAGGGCGCGTCGAACCGGGCGCGGACGAACCAATAGTTGCGGCTGAATCCACACTCCGCTGCGAAATCCGTAGCGGTCATACCGCTCCTGGATTGCAGTTTTTTGCAGTATTCCATGATGCTCCGCGCTCCGTCTGTCACGTCGGTGTTAGCTCTTGTTCCCATGGTTTCATAATACCCAATTGTGTACTTTTTGTAAAGTAATCAATTAAGTACCCGTGTAATAGTATCCAAATAAGTACTATCTGTAATCAGCAACGAAACGAGAAAGGAGGTTGGGTGACAAGCGAAACGGAACTCATGAGAGCCAACATCCGAGGGGAGATGGCTCGAAGGGGCATGACGCAAGAAGACGTAGCCAAAGCGATCGGATGCGAAAGGCCGCTGGCGAACAAGAAACTCACCGGCAAGAAAGACCTCACCGTAAGCGATCTGGAAAAAATCGCCGACATGTTTGGAATGACCCTCTTCCAACTCACTGCGGTGCTGCTCCAGCCAATCGACAGCATCAAACAATTCAAAGCCTGAAAGCCACACCAAAGGAGCACTGATGTACATAAAGACCTACACCAAAGACCTGCGCAAGGCCTGCGTCGAAGCGATATTCAGCGAATTTGAGAATGAGGGCGACGCCATCCGTCCGGCCTATGCCGACGGGTGGGACGAAATCGAAGCAAGGCGTTCGCTCGGTCACATCGTCGGATGCATAGACCTCGACGTGCCCGATCTCGTGGACGTCATCATCGACACGATCGTCAAGGAAGCGCAGAAATGACCAGCCAACTACTCAATCCGCCGAAACCGCCGACACTCCACGAGGCCGGATGCCTGCTGCTCGCATCAAGCGGCTTCTACATCCGCCTTCACGAGGACGGCAGCGCCAGCCTCGTGGACGGCATTCAAAACATCGCCCTCGCGGACTTCACATCTGCGGAAATCGAAGGCATCGCCTACCAACTCAACCGAAAGGTGGGAAACACACGATGAGCTGGATGGACGACGGCGGATTCGATATGCAGGCCTTCACCGCCCAGGACGGCAGGCCGATGGCTCGAATGAGCTTCCGCACCTCGACCGGCCAATACTACTTCAACCTCACCAAGACCGAGGTGCAGCGCATCAGACGCGAATGCAATCGAATCCTCAAGGAACTGGAGGCAAGCAAATGACCAGCCATGACCAACTGCACGACAGCGGACAGGCGGAGAACACGAAACCGAACTACACGCTCCGCCGTCTGAAGTTCGCAGCCGCCATCATCGGATTCGTGAGCAGCGTGACACTGCTCTTCACATGGCATGTGACCGACAGGCACATGGCATGGCTCGTCGCCGGAATCTACATCCTGACAGGCCTATGGCTGACCGTGCGGTTCGCCCCACGCGAATAAAGACTTCCCACCAGCCGACAGTCCAACAAAACAAACCAATTAGGGACGTTTTTCGCGGACATCCACGTTCACCATGCCGGCTGGCGGGGAACACATATAACTGAATATCGATTATTATCCACGCGCCGACCGCATCTTGCTTCACATACACTGTCGGCGCACTCGGTTGGGCGACGGTTCGCCCGTCCACGGATTCCAATCTTCTCCTGTCTAAATATATGCAGGCACTCCGGTGCCTGCGGGTCCTTTCTTACTCTGCCTGACTGCTTCAATCACAGTCGGCCACGCCACCGGTCGTGAACGCGTTCAGGTCGCGTTCCAACGGTCAAAGGGGCGTTCGGAATCCACGGACGGCATCGGTTCGACTCCGATGCCGGCCACTCGGCCCCATCCGCTCGTCAGGGTGGGGCACGCAACGCAACAAGCAAAGGAAAAGCCTATGAGCAATGAAATCCAGCGATTCGAGTTCAAGGGCGCATCATTACGCGCCCTGACCGACGAAGCGGGGGAGCCTTGGTTCGTCGCCAAGGACGCATGTGACATCCTTGGCAATGACACAAATCATCTCCGCGAAGCTCTTGATGATGACGAAATCACAAACCTCCGTAATTCGGAGGTTTGGAATCAGCCAGGGCGTGCGCCTCTCATCATCTCTGAGCCCGGCCTGTACAAGCTCATCATGCGTTCGCGGAAGCCGGAGGCGAAGGAGTTCCAACGTTGGGTGACGCATGAGGTGCTGCCGCAGATCCGCAAAACAGGCGGCTACATCCCCGCCACGGACGCGGACGATGACATGACCATCCTCGCGAAGGCCGTGATGATCGGCCAACGCACCATGGAGGCGCAGAAGCAGCGCATCGCCGAACAGCAGACGCGCATCGTGGAACTGGAGCCGAAAGCGCGGTTCGCGGACGCGGTGGCCGCAAGCGACGGCACGTGTCTTATCGGAGAACTTGCGAAGATGCTGCGCCAGAACGGTTTGGACATCGGACAGAACCGACTGTTCGAGATTCTCCGGCAGGACGGATACCTCGGCAAGACCGGCTCGAACCGCAACGTGCCGACACAGAAGGCCATGGATTTGGGACTGTTCCGCATCAAGGAAACCGCCATCACCCATTCGGACGGCCACGTGACCATCAACCGCACCGCGAAGGTCACCGGCAAAGGCCAGACATACTTCATCAACCGCTACTGCCCACCCGACGACGATGAGTGACGATCTGCTCACGCCAGCCGAACTTGCCGTCATGCTCGGCATGAGCGTGCGCACCCTCGCCAACTGGCGGAGCACCGGCAAAGGCCCGCCGTACTTGAAAATCGGCGTGGAACCGCCAGAAGGACATCAGGACAGGCGCAAAGTCAGATACCAACGTCAAACCGCGGAACAGTGGGCCTTGGCACACAAGTACCGGAGGACGGTGGCGAGATGAAAAACGGGAGATTCGTTCCGGCTCACGGTTTAAAAGCAGTCCAGACGTCACAAGCGACGGAAAAGCACGCGTCGACACCGGCAAACCGACCCTCGCGCAGCAGGGAATCGACGTGGACGCTTTCATCCGCGAAAACAGGCGATTGATCGAAAAACTCAGAAAGGGAACACGTTGAAACACGAATACACGGACGGCGAACTCGCCGAACTGAAAAGCATCTACGACGAATCAGGCGAAGCCGGCCTCAGCATCACCGAAATGCGGGCATTGCGCAAGGCCGGACTCCTCACGCGGGATCCGCCGGCGAAACCGGAGGAACCGTCGAAACGCGATCTCATCCTCGCGCACTGCCAAAAACGCATCGAACAAGGCCAGCCGTTCGACGGCAAGGAAACCGCCGAAGCGCTCGGCATAAGCCCAAAAACAGCCGGCAACATTCTCAGCCAACTCCGCAAGGAAGGACTATTGCCGACCTACGACAAGCATTCGCCACGCAAAATCACCACAAGCGGAAAGAAGAAGGAGACCATCATGACCGTCGCATCGAAACCAGTCGCCAACAAGGAGACAGCACCGGAGAAACAGTGCGAGAACCCACGCGCCATCATCTCCAACGCATTGACCGGCATTTTCGATGCCATCAGCGCGTTGCAGCGAACCGCGTTCCAGACCAACGACAAAGTGGTCTACGGATTCGCCACCAAGCTGCTGAACGGCGAATTGATGGACTTGAAAGCCAACTACTCGAAGGACACGGCGAAATGAGGCTCAAGTTCGATAGCGAGAGTGGCGTTTTCACCATCGAGCCAGAGTCCTTGGCGGAAACCATCAAGCTCAGGACGTCCGCGTTGGATATCGCCAATCTGGTGGTCGATTATTTCGACGCCGACATCGTCAAAGCAGACATAAACAAGCCAAGCAATCAGCAGGGAGCCTGAAAATGAAGCGGATACCACTCAAGGACACGGAACGCTACACGGTCGAACGTTTCAGGCAGTGCAAGAAGACGGAACGTCATCTCGCGTGGTTGAAGAGCCGTAAGGCGGGTGTGGGCGGCTCGGACATGAGCACGATCCTCGGCCTGAATTCCTTCAAGACACCATATGATTTGTGGCTTGAGAAGACCGGCCGCGTTGAGCCGGAGGACATCTCCGACAAGTGGGCGGTGGTCAAGGGCAATGCCCTGGAAAACGAATTAAGGAAACGATTCCGCGCCAATCATCCGGAAATGCTCGTCACGGACGGCACCGACAAGCAGTTCATCATGCGCGGGAAGCCATACCTGCGAGCTTCCCTCGACGGCATCCTGCAAAGGGAGGACGGGAGTTTTGGAATCCTCGAAATCAAGACGTCGAGCAATCGTCGAGCGGGGGACTGGCATGACGAGGAAGGCAACCTCCGAATCCCGCCATACTACTTGGCTCAAGTCGAGTTCTATGCGCTCGTCACTGGATGGACATGGGGAGTCGTGTACGCGGCCATCGGAGACGACGAGCCGGTAGAGATCCCGTTCAAGGCCGACGTGGAGGATATGGCCGCGATCGACAAGGCCGCATCCGATTTCTGGCGTTTCGTCACCACCGGCACGCCACCGCAATTGACCGGCGGCGACGTGCAGAAGGCGTTCCCGGAACCCACGCCGGACATCGTGGACGATAGCGCCGACGATGACCTCTACGACCTGCTCGCACGATACGAGAGCACGTCCAACCGCGCGAAGGAACTGACAAACGAGCAGAAGGCATTGCAGGAGCAGATCATCCTGCGCATCGGCTCGCATACGGGCGTGCGCTGCGGCAACCTCCAAGCCACCTACAAGCCGACGACCCGCAAGGAATACGTCGTCAAAGCCACCACATACCGCAAATTCGCATTCAAAGCCACCGAAGAAAAGGAGCAATAATCATGGGACAGATCGCACAGCAGGCGCAAGGACAGCAGATGGTCGAAATGACGCCGAAACAGAATCTGAAAATGATGATGAAGAAAAGCTGGCCGCGCATCGCCAGCGTCGTCGGCAACAACATCAGCCCCGACCGCCTCTACCAAATGTGCGTGTCCGCGATCAACAAGACACCGAAACTCGCGGAATGCTCGCCGCAAAGCGTGCTCTCATGCTTCATGACCTGCAGCGCGCTCGGACTGGAACCATCCAACGTGGACGGATTGGGACGAGCCTACGTGCTGCCCTTCTACAACAAGAAATCCGGCGGAATGGAAGCCACGTTCATCATGGGCTACCGTGGCATGATCGACTTGGCGCGACGTAGCGGCCAGCTCGTGGACATCAGCGCCCGAGCAGTACACCAGGGAGACGAATTCTCGTACAGCTATGGCCTCAACGAGGAGTTGCACCACGTGCCATGCGCCAACCCCGGCGAACTGACCCACGTGTACATGGTCGCGCATTTCAAGGACGGCGGACACTACTTCCTCGTCCTTAACCGTCAGGAGATCGAGCAGGCGAGGGCACGCAGCAAGAGCGGCAATTTCGGCCCGTGGAAGACCGATTACGAGGCCATGGCGAAGAAGACCGCCATCCGTCGCGCCGCCCCGTACCTGCCTTTGACCGTGCAGGCGCAGACTGCCGTCGCCGCAGATGACATCACGCCCGATTACGGCGACGTGTTCCAGCCGGTGCTCGATGACGACAGTGCGGAAGAAGCCGATGACGTGACCGCCGAAGTCATGGAAGCGGATACGCCGGAGGATACCGAAGCCGACATGAAGGAGTCCGAGTGATGGCAGGGGAGACCGTTATCACGATCGTCGGCAATCTGACCGCCGATCCGGAACTGCGCACGACGTCAGCTGGTGCGCAGGTCGCGTCGTTCACGATCGCCAGCACGCCGCGTTCCTGGAACCGCGGCACGAACCAGTTCGAGGATGGGCAGGCTTTGTTCATGCGCTGCTCCGCTTGGCGTGACCTCGCCACTCATTGCGTGCAGAGCCTAGGCAAGGGCATGCGTGTGATCGCGCAGGGCCGTTTGCAGCAGCGTTCCTATCAGGCGCAGGACGGCTCCAACCGCACGGTCATCGAGTTGCAGGTTGACGAGATCGGACCAAGCCTGCGTTATGCGACGGCTCAGGTGCAGAAGATGCAGTCAGGCGGATACCAGGGCGGCAACGCCAACGGTGGTGGCTATCAGCAGCCGCAGCAGGCACGGCAGCAGCCGCAGGCTCCGGCCGATGATCCGTGGGGCGCGCCAGCCGGAGAGCCTGACTTCTGATGCGCGAATGGATAGAGCCACCGGATGTGGAACCGGTATGTCCGAGGCATGGGTGCGCGTTGTATCCGGCGCGCCCCATCCCATGCCCCGAATGCGAGATCGAAGCCGAGGAAGAGGAGGCCGACCATTATGAGCGAGATTGACATCGCGATCAGCAGGCAACTGTGGTGGACGCAGAACCGTCGAAGCCGCAGCTGGGCGGTGCCATACGCCCGGAAGAAGCAGGTCAAGGCCTCCGCCCACCTCACCTTCCGCAGCCTCATCAACAGCGGCAAGCTCCAAAAGCCTGAGCATTGGCCGGTGCATGTGACCGCCATCATCCACCCACTGACCCACGGAAGATTCGACCCCGAGAACGCCGCGCCAATGGTCAAGGCGATACTCGACGGCATCACCCAGTCAGGCTACTGGCCCGACGACAACGCGGCATACGTGCTCGGCCCGGACTACCGGCTGGGCGAGCCAAGCACCGAAAAAGGCGTCTACCGCATCACCATCAGAATCGAGGAAGCGAAATGAGCGTGCTATACCACGGTGGAGTTCCAGACCTGAAACCCGGCGACATCATCGAACCGGGGCACAGTCGAGACAATTACGACGATTGCCCCATCTGCCGTGCCAGACGCGAAAAAGGCGCGTCGGCCATCGAAGGCACCGGACACCAAGAACAAGTCTACTGCACCACCATGCGTGATTACGCGGCCGAATACGCCGCAATATATGGCAAAGGAGACGTATACCAAGTGCGTCCGATAGGCGACCTCATCGAATCCGATGAGGATTTCGAAGGCTGTTACCGATGCGACAGGCTGCAAATCGTCAGAACAGTGGAGAAACACGTCGTGCTGACCCCTAAACGACGCCGGAAGATCATCAGGCTCATGCAGCGTCTTGGTGGCCCATGCCTGAACCCGCTGCCACGAAACGCCGCTCCGGAAATGATCGAACGTTGGGCGGCACGAGAATACGCCGACATGCGGCACATCATGCGCGAAGCCGAAAGGAGCATCGAATGACCCGCACCGAGACCACCGCCATGCTGTCCAAGCTGGTGGAGAAGAGATTGGATAATCAGACCGCTTTTTGGGCAAGTGAGGTCAACTTCGACCGGAATACCCCTGAAGAGCGGCGAGTGGACTACGTGGGCTTCAAGCCATTGAACGTCAACGGCGAACCGGTGCCCGCAAGCGTGGAGAAAGGCTGCTTCGGGTTCTACGAGGTGAAGTCATGCATGGCTGACTTCACGAGCGGCAACGGCCTGACGTTCTACGGCGACCAGAACTATCTGGTCTGCACGAAGGAACTGTGCGACGAGATCGTATGGCAGAAGATGGTGCCGCCGCGAGTGAACGCGATCCTGACCCCCGATTCGACCGGCTCGAAACTGATTCTCGGCCACGTGCAGTCATACAACGACCTGTCATACCGGAGGCGTCCGGCAAGCGAAATCCTCTGGGCAATGGTCAAAGCGAACGGAAAGAGGACAAATTGAGCATCGCGGATGATGAAGCTGAGAAGGTATATCCGACCCGCTACTGGAGTGGAACGCGTGTCAAGGAACAGTTTTCCTGCGACACGGACGATTTGCAGGAAGCGTACCTGCGCGGACGCAACGCGCCACCGGCTGACGCCGAGGTCGAAGCCGTGGCGAGAAAACTGCTGTGGTGGGACATGGCACCAGCCTGGGAAGACGTCATGCCCAGTGAGGACTGCTTCTGGACTCTGGCCGAGCCGGAGATACGCGCCAATTACATCAGGGACGCTCGGGAAATGCTCGAAATCGCACGGAAGGCGGCAAACGAATGAGCAAGACGATCAAGTATGTGGAATGCGCTCACTGCGGCGAGGTTGTCGGCACATATTACGTGACCTGCCCCTACTGCGGCTACAAGCTGTCCGCGCGCAATCCGACAGGCATGGAACCGCTGTATGGCATGACCGACGACGAATTCTACCGAGAGCTCGGGAGCATGTGATGGAAGATGTTGGAATTCTTCCTTGGCCCCCACCAAGCTTGGCGGAACTCGAAGAAGCTTTGGATTCGATGGACCACGACGGAACCACAAGAGGAGATTAGGCGATGGCTAGACGCGGCTACGTGCAATTGGCGAACGGCTTCTACCTGAACCGGAAGGTACGCCGCCTGCGTCGCACCATGCCATCCGCGATAGGCGCGTTCGTCATCATGCTTTCCTACTGTGGCGACAATCTCACGGACGGCTACGTGGACTCCGACACCGCAGAGTTCGTGCTCGACATCACCACTCAGGAGCTCGACGCATTGCAGCAGGCCGGATTGACCGAAAGCGTTGACGGCGGCTATATCATCCACGATTACCTAGAGCACAACCGCAGCCGCCAGCAGGTCATGGCAAAGCGCAAGCGTGAGCGTGAGCGGTATTCTGCCGGCAGACTGCCGGCAGAAAGTGCGCAGACTGCCGGCAGAATCGAAACAGAATCGGGACAAACACCAGAACACCAGAACACCAGAACACCAAAGAAAGAGAAAGAAGAATATTCTTCTTCTTTCTCCAAAGAAATCAATGCGACAGTCTTCGGCGATTCATGGGAGCGCGGTGAAGTGGACAAGACGCTCGCCACCGAATACGCGAATCTCGACCTCGAATCCGCATGGCTCGCATTCGCGGACCGACACCAAGACGAAACCCGAACCATCAACGACTGGACGCGCCAGTGGAAAGGCTGGTGCCAACGCAGGGCCAACATGAGCGGCATACCACCCTCGAAACGCCACATACACACGTGGCAGTGCGAACACGTCCTGCAAGCGCTCGGACGCGACAAGGAAACCGCCACGCCAGACCAACAAGCCTGCCAGATGGCGAAACAACTCAACAAGGAGGAAAACACGAAATGAACAGCAGAAACACCACCCATCCCACGCACGAAGAACTAGCCAAAGCATGGCGAGAAGGCTACTCCGCCGGATGGAAAGACCAGGAATGCGACTTCCCGCCACACACAAGCGAAAACCCATACAAGGAGTACCAAAAAATGAGTGACAACGTCAATCATCCAAAGCATTACGAGGACGGCCCGTTCGAATGCATCGAACTGACCCGCCTGTTGAGTTTCGACTGGGGCAACGTGGTCAAATACTGCTACCGCTGGCAGTCTAAGAACGGCGTCGAAGACTTGAGGAAGGCGCTCTGGTATGCGAACGACGCGGTGATACACGGCATACCGCTCTATGCCGACACCAATCTGTCCGGCCTGCGCAATGCATTGTTCTCCGCTCTCGTGAACGTCGATTGGGCAGGACTCAGATGCGTTTGGTGGGCATTCGCGAACAACTGTCCGAAACGAGACATTCTAACGACCCTCAAGAACAAGATCAACGAAATCGAAAAGGAAGGTGAGTGATGAACAGCTTGGACAAGGTTGAGAAAATTCTGATTGGCGCACTGGTGGTATCCGTCGCCGCAACGCTCTTCCTGATGGGATTAAGCATCTATGCGAACTGGTATCTAGCCACGCATCACGATTACGGCATGACGACGGTCAAGACCGGCGACGTGACATGGGCCTGTCTGACTGAACATGGCAAGACCATCGGCTGCGACACGGTGGAGGAATACCGGTGAAGAAAATTCTTGAGGAAATGATCCTGAAATGGCATGAGGACGGCATCACCTTGGAAGAGACCGCCAGACTCGTGCCGCAAGTGCCCAAAGCCGAAATCGCGGCCATCATCCACCAGTACGACAAGGAGACCAGACTTTGACTGACTGCCAGCACTGCCACAAGCCAATGAAACCGGCGACGGCGAACATGCTCTGCGCAAACTGCCGTGAAGACTACTGGCAGCTGATCCACCAGCTCGGACACGTCCAACTGCCAGCACTGCGAAGCATCATGCTCCGACAAGCCCACATCGGCACACCAACACATACGCCAAACAAAGGCAACGCGCCACTGCCCATCGACGTCCGCGCACAGGACCTCATCGCAGAATCGGAAGCATGGCTGGCCGAACAGGCAGGCAAAATCAGAGCCGCATACGCCGCATACGACTGGCGTAAAGCATGGCATGCCATCATCAGCAACCGGCACACCATCCTCAACATGAGCACCGCAGCAGACGACTACGCCGCCCTGGAACACATCACCAGACGCAACGAACAAGCACTGACCCCAGAAGAAGCCATGGTCATCATCGGCACATGCCCAAAATGCGGCCACCAAGCCACCAGCACGCCACAAGCCGAAACATGGACATGCCCAGACTGCAAATGGCAAGGCGGAGTCCAAGCCATCAAAGCCGGACGCGACAACAAACTCTGGCAACTCGAATACACCGGAAAACCAGTCGAAGTCGCACGCTACCTCGCCAAAATGGACATCCACTGCACCAGCGACCAGATCCGCCAATGGCTCACCAGAGGCAAACTGCACGCCACGCCGACAAAACACAAAGGAGAGTACGTGTTCAACCTCGGAGAAATAACCGCCATGCTTGACTGTCACAATTAAAATGCTATACTGTCGTATGTTCGTAGAATGGTTCAGCCAGAAAATGGTTGGACCATTCTTCATATTCAGCTGCAGTCGCTATAATCATCTCTGTCCGGCATGGAGCCACTAGCAACCCTTGGAGCCGTCGCACCGAAGGACGTCGACCATGGCGGCGACACCCGTTGTGTCGGTAGCCCATGAATCGGGGGTGGCCAGCTGGGGGACCTTCGCGGGAGACGTACCCCAGACATGCCGGACACTTCTTACCGATGTGGGGGATTGATGTACAAGGTATGCTCCACCTCCGGTTGCCCACACCTGGTCTCCTCCGGCTCGCTGTGCGACGAATGTAGGAAAGCCAAAGACAAGCGCCGGACACGAGGCCGCAATCCATACACGTCGAAAGCGCATCGCCTCGCACGCGCCCGCGTGCTGGCAAGGGATCCGCGGTGCGTCTGTCCCGGCGACGGGCCGGACGGATGCGGAAGGCACCATGGCCTATGCGGCGCCCCCAGCACCATAGCCGACCATTGGCCGATCGAACGCATCGAGCTCGTCGAAGCAGGCCTGGACCCCAACGACCCGCAACGCATGCGCGGCCTGTGCAAGCGCTGCCACGACAGCAAGACCGCAAGGACGAAACCTTCAGGCTTCAACAACAGACAAAACCTCAGCTGACACACACAGGCTTCGGCACCAAAACAAAACATTCCATCGAAGCCAAGCCGACGACGCCAGCCGCTCACGTCAAACGACACGAAAGACGAAAACGACCAAGTCTTCTCGATTCGATTCGCGACTCATCGCAGCAACAAATGAGTCAAACAAAAAACCGTTGCAAAACAAACGGAAGCAAACCGTCAAAACACCCACGGGGATACCCCCTAACAGTTTGGGTAGCGGAACCGCCGGAGAGCTGTCTCCGAGGCGCGGAGAGTTCAAAAGTTTCAGAGGGGGCGGGCGAAAGGCCCTGCGTCCCACAGCGAAGGAACGGCGCAAGGCCGTCTGACGATGGAGGAGCCATGCCAAGAGGAGGAAAACGCGTCAGGTCTGGCCCGATGCCAGATCCGTCGAGCGGCGCCAGCGAACGCAGGGGATACACCCTGCGCAGCCTGCCTAACACCGAATACAAGGGCCGTCCGCCGAAGTTCCCACTTCCGCCGTATGTGCTCCGCGATTTCGACAAGGACTCGCAGGAATGGGTCGAGGACAGGGCTGGTTCGGAATCGTGGAACGAGCGTGAGTCCGAGCTGTGGATGCAGTTGTGGCGCCTGCCGCAGGCGCGCGCGTGGAAACAGCCACAGCTGAAGTATCTGCATTACCAGATCGCCTCGTATGTCCGCGAATGCGTGGTGTGCGAGAGCCAGTCGGCCAAGGCGGCCGACGTGGCCGTGAAGATCAGGCTCGAGGATCGGATCGGCCTGTCCGAGGCCGGATTGCAGGCGCTCGGCTGGAAGATCTCCGAGGACAACGTCGACATGGCCGCCCACGAGGTGCCCGCCACGGACGCGGAGGTATCCGAGAGCGGCATGGACACCAAGATCGTCCAGTTCCCACGACGCCTGAGGGCGTGACATGGCCGACGACTGGATCATCGACTTCCCGACGCTCGCAGACCTGCAGGATGCGTGGGTTCGGCGTCACGTGCGCCAGCCGGACGGTATTCTCCGCGGCAAGCCCTTCTGCTGGTCAGATTGGCAGTTCTGGTACGCCGCACACCGCTGGAGGGTGCGCGAGGACGCGGAATTCATCCCGCCCGAAGAGGTCACGGTGGACAATCCACTGGTTCTCAACCAAGCCTTCCAATATCGTCTGACCGGCTGCATCGGCCCGCAGAAGACAGGCAAGGGGCCGACCGAGGCATCATGCGCCATCCTCGAAGCCTGCGGTCCGGTCGTGTTCGCCGGTTGGGCGAAGCCCGGCGACGTGTACCGCTGCTCCGACAACGGCTGCCCTTGCGGATGGGTCTACCATTACAATCCGGGCGAGCCGAAGGGCATGCGCCATCCATCGCCGCTGATACAGCTGACCGCGAACTCCGAGGACCAGGTGCGCAACGCCTACCGTCCATTGGTCGCCATGATCAGGCTTGGTCCGCTGAAACAGCTGCTCAAGGTGCGCGAGGGGTTCATTCGTATCCTTCGCCCCGGAATCAACCTTGACGACGATGATCTCGATCTCGACCGCATCGACGTGGTGACCGCCTCGGCAACCAGCCGCTTGGGTAATCCGATTTCGGATGCGGAACAGGACGAGGCCGGCCTGTACACCAAATCGAACGGCATGCTCGACGTGGCCGACACCCAACGCCGCGGCGCCGCAGGCATGGGCGGCAGGACGCACTTCTGGACCAACGCCTATGACCCGGGGGAAAACAGTTACGCCCAACAGCAGTTCGAATCGGGCAGTAAGGACGTGTGGATCTTCTACCGCAACCCCGATTTGAACCCGGACCTGCGGCACAAGGACGGCACGCCATACAGCTTCAACAACCGGCGCGAACGCCGCAAGATCCTCGAATGGGTCTACGCCGGAAGCCCGTGGGTGCCTTTGGATTCCGTCGAGGCGGAGGCTGAGGCGCTCATGGAGAAGGATCCCGCACAGGCGGAACGCTTCTTCGGCAACCGAATGGTGCAGGGCGGTGGAGCGTGGCTCGAGGATGGACTCTGGGAGAGCTGCTATGCAGGAACATGAGCTTTGGCTTGAGAACCCGCCGAAAGGCACCGAGGTGTGTCTTGGATTCGACGGATCTGAGAACGACGATTGGACATGCATCAAGGCCGAGACGCGCGAGGGTTTTATCTTCACGCCACGGTACGGCGAGGATCGCCGTCCGACGATCTGGAATCCGAAAACATGGGGCGGACGCATCCCGCGCAGCGAAGTCAATGCCGCCATGGACGAGCTCAACGAACGATACAAGGTTATCCGCGCCTACTGCGACCCCGGTTTCCGCGACGAGGTGTCGTGGGAATCGCAGATCGAGGCGTGGGACACGAGATACGGCCCGAAGAAGTTCATTCCCTGGGCGATGAGCGGCTCCAGCCGCATCACCGCCGTATGGGAGGCATTGAAACGCTTCGAATCCGACCTGCAGCATCACGCGATCACACAGGACGGGTGTCCGATCACCATCACGCACATGCGCAACGCAAGACGCTTCGCCAAATCCGGCGAACGCTACGGGTTGGGCAAGCCGAAGCAGACGCGGAAAATCGATGCGGCGGTGACGTGCGTGCTGGCGCATGAGGCGGCATGTGATGCACGCGCCGCCGGTTGGGGCAGGAAACGCAAGGCGTACCTGCTGACTGGTTCTACTACTAGGGGGTTCTAATGATTCGTACCGCCGATGACGTGAATCGCATGGCGAACCTGCTCGCCCTGAAGATCGAGAACCGTCGGCCGGACATCAGGAAGCACACGGATTACGTGCGCGGCAAGCGCGGCACCCTGAAATTCGCATCCGACGAATTCAAACGCTACATGGCGGATAGGTTTTCCGGCTTCGCCGACAACTGGTGTCTGCCTGTGGCGCAGGCGCCTGTCGAACGCATCCACTTCAAGGGCTTCATCCCATATGACGATCACGAATTGGACTCGCATGTGATGCGCGTGTGGGAACGGAACGACTGCGACCGCAAGCTGCAGGAGAGCGCGCTGATGATGACCACGACCGGACGCGCTTTCGGCTTGGTCACGTCGATGCCGGACGGCAGAGCGCGCATCAGCTTCGAACACCCGGACAGCGCGGCCGTACACTACGACCCGCTCACCGGAGAGGTCGACGCAGGACTCCTGGTCAGATACGACGAGGAGCATGAATTCGGCACTTTGCTGCTGCCGGACATGGTGTTCGACGTGGTTCGTGTGCGTGCAGGCGGCGACGATGAGAGGAATCGTCTTCCACCGGGCGTTGAGGGTTGGCGGTTCGTTCCGGATTCGGCGCGCGCGAACCCGCTCGGACGCGTGCCATTGGTCGAATTCCGCAATCAGATGCTCCTGGATGACCTGCCTATCAGCGATGTGGAGCAGGTCGAATCGATGCAGGACGCCGTCAACGTCTGCTGGGCATACACCTTGAATGCTTTGGATTTCGCGTCCATGCCCGCCAGGGTCATTCTCGGCGGCGATTCGCTGTCCGAGCCGGTGTTCGACAAGGCAACCGGCGAGCAGGTCGGCGAGCGTCCCGTGAATCTCGACAAGCAGGTCATGGAGCGCATCATGCAGATCACCGGCGACAACGTGTCGATCGGCGAATGGACCGCCAGCAACCTGCAGGCGTTCCTGCCGATCATCCAAAAAGCCGTCGAGCACATCGCGGCAGAGACCCGCACTCCTGGCCATTATCTGCTGACGAACGCCGAGGTGCCGGCCACCGGCTACGAGGTCGCCGAAGCCGGACTCGTGTCGAAGACCTTGGAGCGTATCAGCTTCATGCGTCAGCCGGTGCGTGAACTGTGCGAGATGGCCATGATGCTCGAGGACGACGAGGAATCCGCCCGCATCCTCGAGGATTCAAAAGTCGTGTTCGCTACACCGCAATACCGGTCCGAGGCCTTGATGGCCGACGCGATGCTCAAATATAAGAAGCTCGGCTACCCCCTGCAGTGGATAGCAGAGCAGATGGGCCAGAGTCCGGAGGACATCAAACGCATCATGCGCATGGTGGACGACGAGAATCACGATCCGGAGATGGCTGAGATAGCACGAAGCCTGCAGGTCGGAGGTGTATCTGATGACGGTGACGCTGGAGAGCCTGTCGGACAGCCGCAACACACTGGCCCGACTCTGCCTGCTGGCCGTGAAGGCGGCGGACAAAACATGGAAGGGCGTGGATCCGCGACGGGTGCGTGACAGCTGGAATCGGACAAACGCCGATTTCCTAACGCTCTTCGCCACACTGCAGACCCGCGCCGCGAGCGACGCGATGGACTCGTCCACGTTGATGCTCGCCGAACAGGGCGACTACGTGCGCCCTGACGGTATTGCGAATCCCCTCGCCTTCGGGACGGGTTTCGCACCGAGCGGCATCGACCTCGAATCATATTTCGATATCCCGGTGACGCGCACTTTGTCGGCCATCAAGTCAGGCATTGGTGAATCCGATGCCATGATGGCAGGTCGTGCTACGCTTCGCCAGATGGCCATGCAGGCCATCGAGGACACGTCAATCAGCGCGATGGGCGTCAGCATCACCCAGCGTTCCGGCGTCGGCTACGTGCGCGTCGAATCACCCGACTGTTGCCCACGATGCGCCATCCTCGCCGGAAAATACTTCCGGCACAACAACGACTTCCTTCGTCATCCGAAATGCCACGGTCGCACCATCCCCTGCAAAGGCAAGGACAAGGCCGAGAAACAAGGCTGGATCACATCGCCGATGGACCGCTTCAACGGCATGAGCGAAGAGGAGCAGGACAAGGTCTTCGGACATGCCGACGCGCAGGCCATCAGGGACGGCGCCGACATCTACCAGGTCGTCAACGCGCATCGAGGCATGCGGCCAATCGGACGCGGCAACATCCGCATGACAACGTCCGAAGGCACCAGCCGCTACGGGTGGAGCCGCATGATCCGCAAATACGAATACGGCCAACGCCAGAGGCGCAGGCTCACGCCGGAAGGCATCTACAGCTTCAACCTCCCTCGCGAGCAGACCATCGAGCTGCTGAAGCGCGAGGGCTACATCCTGCCCGACAAATGGCGCGAGCAGGTGCCGGAGCTTCGCCGCAGCCAATGGCTTCACAACAACGAATGGCGGCAAGGCCATCATGAGGAGCTGCCCGCGGCGCAGAAGCGTCTGCTCAATGCGCGGCTCCGCTACGAGGCAGCTTTGGACGGCCACAATCCCTACCAGTCTGGCAAGCCGGTCACGCCGGACGTATTAGCCAAAGCTGAGAACTCTTATCGCCGCTGGCTTGCCAGCAACGGCGAGATATACACCGAATGAAAGGAAAAGCATCATGTCAGATGGACAGCAGCAGGATCCGAACACCAATGCTCCGGGCGCACAGGAGCCGCCAATCGACTGGCACGACAAGTTCCTCGGCCAGAAGAAGGTCAACACCGACCTCGAAGCGAAGCTCAAGGCCGCCTATGAGAAGGCCGACCGAGTGGACGACCTTGAGAAGCAGGTGGCCGACTGGGAGCAGCGCGGCAAGGAATTCGACTCCGCGCAGGCTACCATCGCCGGCCTGCAGAAGCAGGTGCTCCAGGCGAACGTCACCGCCGCGGCGACCGGCAAGCTCATCAATCCAAGCGACGCATTGAAGCTCATCGACTTCTCCGACCTGACCGCGGACGATCAGGGAGGATACGACCAGCAGGCGATCGGCGAGAAGATCGACGCCCTGGTCACGGCACACCCGTATCTCGCGCAAGGCGGGAACAATGCTGGCCTGGCGGGAATCATCCCACCGTCGGGCGTCCGCGATGGCGATCATCAGGCGGGACAGCTTACCAGGGACGATCTGAAGAACATGACCCCGAAGCAGATCGATGAGGCGCGCCGCAAGGGCCGTCTGGATGATCTGCTCGCAGGCCGCAGTAAGTAAGGAGGCCAGCAATGGCAATCACCAATTTCATCCCCGAGGTATGGTCCGCCGCCATCCTCGAAGCCCTGCGCGCGAAGCTCGTCTTCCCGAGCCTGTGCAACCGCGATTACGAGGGCGACATCCGTGAGGCCGGCGATACCGTGCACATCACCGGATACGACGACGTGACCGTGCGCAAGTACGTCCGCGGCCAGGCGATCACCGTCGACGATGCCAATGACAAGGAAGCAGCCGTTCTTGAAATCAATCAGTCCGACTATTTCGCCTTCAAGGTCAACGACCTCGACAAGGCTCAGGCCAAGGCGGACATGACTGGAAAGTTCACCAATTCCGCCGCCTACAACATGATGAAGAACGTGGAGAACTACATCTCTAATCTCATGGACACTGCCGTCAGCACGCCGGCGAAGACCGTGGACGTCGGCACCCCCGCCGACGCGTATCTCGCCGTCGTGGAAGCCGGACGGAAGCTTGATGTGCAGAACGTGTCTGACGAGGGACGCTGGCTCGTCGTCAGCCCCGACTTCTACGCGCTCCTGCTGCAGGACTCCCGCTTCATCGAAAGCACCGAAGCAGGCCATAATACGCTGCTCAACGGCGTGGTCGGCCAGGTGCGCGGCTTCACCGTCGTGAAGTCCAACAATGTGCCGCACAAGTCCGCCAGCCCGGACACCCAGTCCATTCTCGCCGGCACGAACGCGGCCGTGACCTTCGCGCAGCAGGTCAGCAACGTCGAGGCTATGCGCATGCAGACCGACTTCGCCGACATGGTGCGCGGCCTCGACCTGTACGGCGCCAAGGTCATCCGTCCAGAGTGCCTGACCAAGATCACACTGAACCTCTCCACCTCTACCGGTCGTTCCATGCAGGATGCCCCTCAGGCCGTCGTGGACGAAACGTCCGACGCCGCTGGTGATGATGCCGATAAGGCAGACGCCGGCAAGAAGGGCAAGTGACCGTCTGATCGGAGGCTGACATGATCGCCTTGGCCACACTGCAGGACCTGCGGAAGTACGGCATCGACGTGCCGGACAACACCGTCGCGCTCAGCCTGCTCGACTCCGTATCCGCCGCCGTGCGCGACGCTGCCGGCTGTCCGATCACCATGGGCGAATGGACCGTCGACCTGCCCGGCGAACAGTCGAGGAAACTTGACCTGCCATGCAGGGCGGTGCAAGCCGTGTCCAAAGTACTGGTCGATGGTCGGCCGATTGAAGACTGGAGGCTCTTCGGCTCATCGCTTTACCGGTCGGAGCCGTGGAGCCCCTTTGGCGGCATCCCGTCGACTGTGACGGTCACCTTCCGAGGTGGCTGGGATCCCGTGCCGGAGGACATCGTCAGACTGGTCTGCTCGTATGTCGCTGCCGGATTGCATCAGCTCGCGGATGGTGGCCCCGGCGCCCACTCCGGCATCGCCTACGAGAGGCTTGATGACGCGCAGGTCGGATATACGCATGATGGCACCCAGATCGACGCGACCGAATTGCCGGAAGCGACCAGACGCAGCCTGCGCAACCGCTTCGGTGCGAACGTCAGTTCGATTGGAGTGTTCCGATGAGAATCAGCACATCCTTTCTCGCAAAGGCCAGAGCCAACGCGGAATGCCTGATGACCGACCGGTGCATCGTCACGCGCCCAGGCGAATCCGTGACGGATCCGGACACGGGACTGCCGACCACCGGCAAGGAGAAGGTGTACGAAGGCCGATGCAAAGTGCAGACGTCCGGCGGTCTCGCCAGCGAACAGACCGAGGGAAGCGCCGCCCAGAACATGGGCGCCGTCAGCCTCGTCTGGTCGCTGTACATGCATTTCCCGTTCGATACCGATGGCCTGCGCGCCGGAGACGTCGCGGAGATCACCGAATCCGCTAACCCGCTGCTCAAAGGCAGACGGCTCCGTCTCGTCTCCCCGCAGTCGGAGAAGTCGTGGGCCACCGCCTGCCGTTGGAATGTGAAGGAGGACTCATGAGTGGACTGTTCGACGCTTCGCAGTTGACGGCCTTCGGCGATGCGCTGCTCGCCAGGGGAGTGGCTCGCCGCGCCTTGATCTCCGCTTCGGTGAAGAAGGGCGCGCAGAACGTCAAGAACTCGATTCGCGACGACCTGAACGGTTCCGGCAATGCCGCATTCAGGCGTATCCCGATCACCTACACCGTTTCGGAGGGTGCTGGGCGTATCACCGCCGAGATCGGCCCGACGAAGGGCGGAGCGGGTTCGCTCGCGAACATCGCGTTCTTCGGAACGGCGAGGGGCGGTGGAACGCACCGGTTCTACGAGCATAGCGAGGAAGAATTGCCGAAGCTTGCGGAACACGTGGCACGTGCCGCCGTGGAGGTGGTCTGAATGACGTCGATCATGACGTTGACCGACACGCTCCTCGACCATATCCCGAAGCCGGCGACTGGCTGGGCCGTGTACCGGCAGACGGCGCCTAAGCCTACGGAGAAGCCGCCGTGGGTGATCGAAACGGTCACCACGAACGGTCATATCGTCGGTGAGACGCAGCGTGTTCATTGCGGCATCGGCACTTTGACGGTGCGCATCGTGAGCACCACGGCCGATTCCGTCAACGTGCTGGCCGATGACCTCATGATCCCAGGACTCGCTGGCAAAAGGTTCGTCGTGCAGGGGTTCGACACCGGTTGTCTGACGCTGTTCTCCGATTCCGGCGCCTACGCGGCCGGACTCACCGCAGAGGAAACGAGCCTGCTTTACCAGTGCCGTCTTCTTACTTTCAAATTCAACTGGTCACGCATGTGACCCCAAATATTTAAGGAGGAGTCATGGTTTTGACTCTTGGAACCGAAGTTCCTTCCACACCGGCGGACGGTCTGGTCAACACGATCTGGGTGCCGTCCATCAAAAACATCCAGAAGCCGACCGCTGCGGAGATCAACGCTGGAACCGACCTGTCCAACTACGTCACCTTAGGCGGGTGGAGCTGCACTCCGTCGCAGGAGTCCATCTCCGACCAGCGCGAGAACAGCGCGCAGGATTACGAGAATCCCGGACGCAAGAAGATCAGCGGGCCAAGCATCGAGGTCATCGACAACACCAACACTTCGCATTCCACGCAGAACGCTGCAATGGAGACGCTTGCCGAGGGCGTGGAAGGCTATTTCGTGCGCCGCTACGGCAAGCAGACGGATAAGACTTTTGTCGCCGGCGACATTGTGAACGTGTACGCGGTCCGCATCGGCATGAGCGCCAAGATGGCGATCGCCGCGAACAGCGTGCTGCGCAGCAAGGTCAATTTCTCCGTTCGCGCTCCAGGCTGGGCGGAGAACGTGAAGGTCGCCTGATTGATTCTTCCCGCACCGGACTTTCGTCCCTTTCGCCGGTGCGGGACCCTCTTTTCTCTTTTCCGGCAAAGGAACATGAATCTTAGAGCGAAGGAACAACAATGCTTAAAGTCGTCAGGCGCACGCGTGAGGTCGATGTCATCCTCAACCAGCAGACCGCCGAGGACATCGCCAGATTGGGTGATGCGCTGGCCGAGGAGACCATGCGCGAACAAATCACGGAGGCTGGGACGAACCGGCAGGCGAAGGCCACCGCGCGGCGCATCGAAGAGCTGCGCGAACAGGCGGATGCGGAGACGTTGAAGCTCACGTTGCGGGCATTGCCGGTAAGCAAGTGGGCGCAGGCATTGGCCGCGCACCGCAATGACAACGGCACGAACGACATGTTCGGCACCGCCGCCGCGGCACTGCCGCTCATGCTTGATTCCGCGACCATCGGCGGCAAGCCGGTGGCCGACGAGGACAAAACCGAACAGGCGTGGCGGAATCTGTTCGACGAACTCACCGATGGCCAGTTCACGCCGATCTGGCAGGCCATCGCCGAACTGAACGGCACCGCAGCGGACCCAAAAGCGGCATTCGACCTCGCCTCGAAGGTTCTCCGCAACTAGTCGAGGACCTACGCATCTGCCGCCAGCTCGGCATCAGCTATAAGCGTTTCATGGGCTGGCGCCCGAGTGAGGGCGATGAGGTCGAATGGGATGAGACGGAACGCAATTGGATGCGTTCGCTGGCTGAATACGAACGGTCATTATGCCCCATGTGCGGTTTGCCTCGCTCGATCTGCCAAGACCCGAAGGGTGAACTTACATTGCATGCCGAAACCAGCGTCTGCTGGGCCACTGCGCACATGCAGCAGGCCATGAAACGGTGGACTGAGGCCAACGGCAAGGACAATCCGGCCGCGAACGCCTTGGTGGCGCATTTGACCTGACATTTTGGAGGATGCTTTGGCGGAGAACAAGAACATCGTCATCCGGTTGATGGCGGACACAGCCTCATATGAGGCGGCGATGACCCGCGCCGGAAGCACTGCGAAAACAGTCGCATCCGGCATGGAGGGCACCGGACGCAAGTCCGCGCTCATCGCCAGCGGCATGACCGCCGCAGGACTGGCCGTGGCCGCGTTCGGCGTGGCCGCAGTCAAGATGGCCGCAGACTTCGATCAGCAGATGAGCACCGTGCAGGCGAACACCGGCGCGACCAGCGCCCAAATGGACCAGCTGCGTGCCGCCGCCATCGAAGCAGGAGCTTCCACGGTTTATTCCGCTTCGGATTCCGCCGACGCGATCAATGATCTCGGCAAGGCCGGCATGAGCGTCACGGATATTCTCAACGGCGGCTTGACCGGCGCTTTGAATCTGGCCGCGTCCGATGGAATGGCCGTTGGAGATGCCGCCGAATACATGGCCAACGCGCTGAGCATGTTCCATCTGAAAGGGTCTCAGGCTTCTCAGGTGGCCGATACTTTGGCGGCCGGCGCAGGCAAGGCCGTCGGCAATGTCTCCGATTTCGGCGAGGCGTTGAACAATTGCGGCGCGCAGGCGAACAGTTTCGGCATGAACGTGCAGGAGACCACCGGCGTTCTGTCGCTGTTCGCGCAGAACGGCACCATCGGAGCCGAGGCCGGCACCCAGCTGAACAGCATGCTGATGAAGCTGGCCGCACCGTCCGCCGAAGCGTCCAATACGATGAAGGAATTGGGCATCAGCGCATATGACGCTCAACATCATTTCGTCGGCATGGCGAATTTCGCCGGCCAATTGCAGAAGGCCGAAAAAGGCTTGACCGACGAGCAGCGTAACCAGGCGAACGCGACCATCTTCGGCAGCTATGCCATCAAGGCCGCGAATTATCTTTACGAGGCTGGCGAGTCCGGTGTCAACAAGTGGACGAAGGCCGTATCCGAAAGCGGGTATGCCGCCGAGCAGGCGGCTGCGAAGAACAACAATCTCAAGGGTGATCTGGAGAATCTGAGTGGTTCGATGGAGTCCTTGATGATTTCCGTTGGTGAGGGCGCTCAGGGGCCTTTGCGCAAGATGGTGCAGGGCTTGGATACGCTTGTGGACGCGTTCGCCGGCTTGCCGTCCGGAGCGCAGCAGACCATCGTGGTCATGGCATCATTGGCCGGCGTGTTTGGAGCCGTGCACAAGGCCGCGGGCAATCTCAACGGCAGCACCAGCACGATGGCTAACAACATCGGTCTGGCCATCGATCCGATTCAACGTGTCAAGACTGCGCTTGGATCCGCGCAGACCGCTTTCGACCTGTTCAAGGGGTCTTCGATGAGCGCTTCCGAGCAGATGGAGGCGTTCGGCACGTCCGCTTCCAAGGCTCAGTTGAAGACGGCTGGTTTCAAGGCGGTCGGCAGCAGTGTCATGAACCTGCTTGGCGGCCCGTGGGGCATCGCCCTGACGGTGGCCGGCGTGGCGTTATCGGCTTTCATCAGCCGCCAGCAGAAGGCCAAGGAAGCCGCCGAGCAATTGCAGTCGGCTCTGGAATCCGGCAGCAACATCAGCGAGACCATCGCCGGAGCCTATCAGGATATGAGCCGTGGCGGTGTCAAGTTGACCACATGGCTTGACAAGGCTGGTATCAGCCTGACCGACATGACCAGCGCCGCCATGGGTAACGAAGCCGCGTTGAAGCGCGTCAACAAGCAGATCAAGGAAATCGACAAGCCCGGCATTGGCGGAACTGCGGCAGCCGCCATCAAGAAAGCCCTGAAAGAGGAATCAAAGGCCTACGATGATGCTTCCAAGAAGGCCAATGAGAAAAGCAAGGCCGCCAAGAACGCGGTGGATGCTGACGGCAAGTCTGCATCGGCAGCGAAGGAAGCTGCCAGCGCGAACAAGGATCTCGCTGATTCCGCTTCCGATGCGTCCGAGGGAATCGACGATCTGGTTCAGGCGTTGTTTGGTTTGGAGTCGGGCAATCTGACTGCAGACCAGGCGGTCGACCAGCTGAACCAGAAGATCGGCGAACTGTCCGACACCTGCAAGGATAATGGCGTGGTGTTCGACCAGAGCGGGAATCTGCTTGACAGGTTTTCAGAGCAGGGCACCAAGACCAAGCAGGCTTTGGAGGACATCGCCAGCAGCGCCCAGAACGCTGCGGAGAAGATTCTCAAGCAGGGCGAGAGCACCGGTTTTAGCAGCGGTGAGATCGAACGTGCGAACGGCGTGCTGCAGGATGCTCGTGATGCGATCATCCAGCAGGCCGAAGCCTCGGGCATGAGCGAACAGGCCGCTAACGCCTTGGCAGACCGTTGGGGGTTGAGTTCCGATAGCATCAAGGCTTCCATCGACAATATCAGGATGACCGCCGACAACAACAAGGCGAAGCTTGATGTTGACGATTCCAAGGCCAAATCGAAGACCGATAATGCGAAGAAAAACGTTGATTCGGTCAATAAGGCTAAGGGCACAGCGAAGCTCGATGCCGACGATAAGGCGTCCGGCAAGGCCAAGAATGCCGAGAAGAACGTCGAATCCGCGAGCAAGTCCAAAGGCAAGGCCACTCTTGACGCGACGGACAAGGCGTCCGGCAAGGCCGACAAGGCGAAGGACAATGTCAGGTCGGTCAACAACGCCAAAGGCACCGCGAAGCTCGATGCCACGGACAAGGCCAGCGGCAAAATCAATGCCGTCAACGGCATGAAGCTGAACAACAAGAACATGGTCCTTACCGCTTCTGACCATGCGTCCAGCAAGATCAATGCGGTAAACAATAAGCGTCTGAATAACAAGAAGACCACGCTGAACGCTTCCGACAAGGCGTCCAGCAAAGTGGATTCCGTGAACCGTAAGACTATCGGCGACAAGCACTTCACGGTCAGGGTCACTGACCATGCTTCCGCGACCTTGCGGAGCATCCAGAATTATCAGATTGCGGACAAGAGCTTCACCGTCACGGAGAAGACGAAGAAGGTGGGCGGCTACACCGGTGGAATGTTCACTGACGGCGCCTTCCAGCAGTTCGCCGGAGGTGGCATGTTCTCCGGCTACGTGGATCCGGCATGGGCGCCCGGCAATGGTTTGAGCGACAGCGTGTATCTGCTCAACGCTCGTCTCGCAGCGGGCGAGTACACACACAGGGCTGCCGCTGTCGACTATTACGGGCTTGAGACCATGCGCGCCATCAACGAGATGCGCATCCCACGAGAGGCGTTCATGACAAGTCACAGCATGCCGGATGTTTCCGTGCAGGTGGATACGCGTGCCGTCGTTGCTGCGATCACAAGTCTGCACAATGATCTCGGCGCGATCATCTCCACTGCTGCAGGAGATTCGACAATGAGCGACCGCGACTTGGGGAGGTTGATCCGCAGATATGCGCGAGCTTAAATACACGTCGCATGATGGCACGGTCATCGACCTCAACGCCGATGATCTGTGGGTGGCTGACCTGCAGGAAATGCGAGGGTACGCATGGACGTACACGCTAGCCACGCGCGGCATCAAATCGGTGAGCAGAAACGCTTCGACGGCGAAAATGACCGTCCGCACCACGGATCCGTCAAGATTGGACGTGGTGCAGACGTCTTTCGATTCGGACGTGCAGGCCGTTACGCCAGGCATGTTGACCGTCGATGGCGAATGGTTCCAGCGGGCGTATGTCGTCGGCTCATCGCTTGGTCTGGTGCCTTGGCCGGCCTATGCGCAGACTGACTACACGGTCGTCTTGTGCGATGGCGTCTGGCGTCGCGCGCTGCCGGTGCAGCATTTCTTTCCGATGACGGCAGGCACCGGCTCGCAGATTGACCTTCCACTGGACTTGCCGACCGATTTGGCTCCGTCGAGAATCGCTTTGACGGTGCATAATCCGACCGGCAAGGCCGCTGAGTTCGCTGCGGTCATTTTCGGCCCTTGCGTCAACCCGTCTTTTCAGATTGGCGGCAACACTTACGCGGTTGATGTGACAGCCCCGGAAGGCGGTCATGTGTCGCTGTCGGCCACTGGATTGCGGAAGTCGATAACGTTGACAGCCGAAAACGGCGACGTTTCGGATGTTTTCGACAAGGGCGTTCGCGGGAACGGCAGTGGAAGGGGCTCGTATGTTTTCGAGCCGATACCGTCCGGAGATTCGCTGTTGACGGTTTCCGGCAATTATGGAATCGATTTGACCGTGTTTGACGTTTCTGGAGGTGTGCCTTGGCTGACGTTATCCTCGCCGATGTCAAGCTGACGCCACATGCGAGCGTATCGCGGGTGACGTTGGATTGGGCTTGCGGCACGGACGAAAACGACTTCGAACTGACCATCGACGATCCGGATGCGCCGAACATTTCACAAGGCTGGTATTTTTGGCTCGACGGAAGTGATGTTGGAGGCCGAATAGTCGATCGCCGCGTGTCCGTCGCCGGAGGAACTTCCACGACAACCTGGATCGGCCAATCGTGGACTGGCATGTTGGCGGCGAAGATATTGCAGCCGGACGCGAATCAGGATTACCTGACCGTCTCCGGCAAGCTGCCTGACATCCTCAAAAACATTTTGAAGCGCATCGGCTTGGATACGGTTTTCACTGTCGATTCCTCCGATGCTTCCACTTTGTCGAATTGGATGTTCCAGAATCCACGTTATGTGGACGCCTACACCGGCTTGCGCACATTGCTTGCATCATGTGGCCGCAGGCTTGATTTCAAAGCGTCCGGCAACAAGATCCTGCTTGGTATCGTGCCGGTGCAGACCATCACCAACACGATCGATTCTGACCTTGTGGATTTCAAGGCTGAAACCAACCGTCGCGCGGTGAATCATCTTATCGGCCTTGGCTCGCAGGAGCTCAAGAACCGTCTGGTGGTTAATTATTTCGCGGATGCAACCGGCGTGGTGAGTCAGACGCAGACGCTCGTTGGAGCCGATGAAGTATGCGCCACATACGACTATTCCAACGCGGATTTGTCCACGCTGCAATCCGAGACGAAGAAGCATCTGCAGGAATTGCAGACCGGTGGCTCGGTCGAGGTGACGTTGTCCGATGAGGTCGGCGATGGTCTGCGTGTGGATGACAAGATTGTTGCGGCGGATCAGTCTTCCGGCGTCAACGTCACCGCCGTTGTGACGAAGCGGATCGTGAAAATCGATTCCGGGATTTTGACTTCGACGTTCGAGGTCGGACTGCCGGTGCAGTCGGCGAATGCGAACTATTCCGGTTCTTCGTCTTCCGGTGGTTCGGCTGGCGGTGGCGTGTCTTTGACGGCTGGCCGTGGACTGTCGATTTCAGGCGGCACGATCAACGCTGAGGTCGATTCCGAGGATTTGGATTCCGTCAGACAGACTGCCGAGTCGGCTAACAGGACGGCTTCCGGGTTCGCGGCGCAGATCGGCAAGGCGAATCAGACCGCCGAGGATGCGAAGAACGTCGCCGATGCGGCCAAGAGCGTGGCCGACAGCGCCAAGTCGGGCATGATGACCGATTCCGAACGGTCGAAGCTCGCTTCGGTCGAACGGGGCGCGAACGCCTACACGCTGCCGAAGGCGTCCACGGACGTGTTGGGCGGCGTGAAGGTGGACGGTTCCTCGATCGTGAGCGTGGATGGCGTCATCAGCGCGCATGTCGGCGACGGCGCTTCCGGGAAGGCCGTGTTCCCGATTGGCTATGTGGTGATGAACACGACGGGCGTTGACCCTTCCGTTGATTTCGGCGGCACGTGGAGGCAGTTGCCTTCGCTTGGTTGTTTTACGTTTGAAAGGATAGGCTAGTGAAATCTGACGGTTACTCGAAGTACGTATGCGACAAGTGCGGCAAGACCGCCTATGTCGCCGCTGGCGATACGGAGGCACGTGAATGGTACACCGTGCGCCGCTATTCGGCTGGCAAGGCGACCCGCCTCGCGGAGGATGTGGCACCTGACATCTACGAATTGTGCTCCCAATGCAATGCGTCGTTCATGACGTTCATGCAGCAGGATGACGCTTCGTTCGAAGCATGGTTGAAGGAGGTCGGACAGTGACCATCGAACTGGTTGACGGCAAGGCCGGCACGGCTCATATTTCAAGCGAGGACAAGGCGATCATCCATCAGGCCAAGTTTTCGAAGTCCGACGTGGTGTTCGACTGGGGCGACGCGTTCAAGTGTTCGATGAGTTCGTCCAACAGGGCGACGGTCGGCACTGGTTGCGCGTCGATACAGGGCTTGGACTGGCATATCACGTCGGCGGAATCGGTGACGATTTCCAACGGGTCGCAGGGTATGAAACGCAATGACATCATTTGCGCGCATTACAATCGTAACCCCAAGAACGGTAATGAGCTGGTGGAGTTGGTCGTGTTGAAGGGTTCGCCGAATGCGACTGCCGCCGCCGACCCGACCATTCCGTCAGGGAAGATATTGTCCGGCGCGGTTGACGCGTACATGCCGTTGTGGCGTATCCCGCTTGACGGCATCACGGTCGGTACGCCGGTGCGCCTGTTCACGCCGAGGGGGGCTTTGTGGGATTCCGTAACCCAGACATGCCAACTGACATGGCAGAACACCGCATCGTTTGTTCCGGCTTCTTATGGCGCTTCGAATACCATCACGGTCAAAGACGGTCT